AGATGTATTAAGATTCCATAACAAAGATGATAAGAAAGGATTTCCTGTATCTGCTTTAGATACGGTTGCCCTTATAAGAGGTTCAGTTGTCCGTAAAGATAGTTGGATGGACTTAGTATCACGATTAGAAAAACACAATATTTGTGTTGTTAATTCTAGGACAGCCATAAACATATGTGCTGACAAATATAGAACTTCATTAAGACTATCCGATTATGGTGTTAAACAACCTACATCCGTTTTGATTAATGACCCCGAAGAATCAATGAAGGCAGTTGAACAATTGGGGGAAAAGTTTCCAATTATTTTAAAAACATTAAGAGGTAGTAAGGGTGTTGGAGTATTGTTTGTTGAATCAGAAATATCTTTAGATAGTATTGTACAGGTACTTTATAAACAAGATGAGGACGCTGACCTATTAGTACAACAGTATGTTAAAACAGATTATGATATAAGAGTTTTAGTATTAGGTGGTAAAGTACAAGCAGTTATGAGGCGTGATGTTGTTCCTGGTGATTTTAGAAGTAATATATCCCAAGGTGCCAAACCAAAAAGTTTTAAATTAACTGAAAATGAAATAGAAGAATGTTTAAAAGCTGCTAAGGCAGTTAATGGTGTATGGACGGCAGTTGATTTTATACCTGCCAAAGATAGAGTAAAAGATTATCCTTATATCATTGAGGTTAATTCTTCTCCAGGTACAGAGGGAATTGAAGAAGCTAGTGGACAAAATATAAGTAAAGAAGTTATTAAACACTTTTCAGATAAAAAGAATTGGGTAAAAGTACCATCTGAATGTGGATTTAAAGAAGTGGTCACAATTAAACCGTTTGGTGAGATTGTGGCAAAATTTGATACAGGTAATTCCGGCATGCCAGTTATTCATGCAGATAAACTGAAAATAAATGGCAACAAGGCTACCTGGTCACTATTAAGTAAAACAATTACAAGTGATATAATTCGTACAGAAAAAATATCAGTTGGTGGTTTAAGAGATTACGAAGAAAAAAGATATGTAGTAAGTTTAGATGTAGAATTTGCAGGTGGACTTTATACAGATATTGAATTTACCCTAGATGATAGGGAAGATAAATCTCCGATTTTGTTTGATAGGGAATTTATGAACAAACTAAATGTGATGGTTAATCCAAACAGAAAGTATGTGATTACCACAAAATATAGTTTAGATGATGACAAGAAAGGAGATAAAAAATGAGTATAAACGGAAAAGTAAAATGGTTTAATGCTACCAAAGGTTTTGGTTTCATAGCCAGAGAAGATAATGAAAAAGATGTTTTCGTACACCATTCAGCAGCTAGAGAAGCAAATTTAGAACTGAATGAAGGTGACGCAATATCTTTTGAAATTACTGAAACGCCTAAAGGCAATTCAGCAATAAACTTACAAAAAATATAAGTTAGATTAAGGAGATAGCATGAAAAATGTGAGAGTGATACGGTTACAAACCGGCGAAGATGTTATTGCTGACCTTGAAGAAGGTTCAGAACTACATACTTTAAAGAAAGCCTTTGTAATTATTCCAATGCAATCCAAACCAGGTCAACCTGTACAATTAATGATGACCCCATATATGCCGTATTCGGCAGATGATGAGGTTGTGATTGCAAAGGATAAAGTGGTTACAATTGTTAAACCTAAAAAGGATATACTTAATTCTTATGCACAGAATACAAGTAGCATTCTAACACCTCAAAATAAAGGACTTATTACCGAAACAAAATTGCCTAGCAAGTAATGGTAAGAGTCAATTTTATAAGAGATACCGAAAAGTTATCGGTAGATGTTCCAGTTGGTCGTACCATCATGGAAGCGGCTAAAGAACTAGATTTGCCTGAAATACCGGCAGATTGTGGTGGCTGCTGTGCGTGTGCGACTTGCCATATTCATGTAAAAGATGTACAATGGCAGGACAAACTAAAAATTGATGAGGATTCCTTGGAAAAGGAATTGTTAGAAACAAAAGATGGTTATATTGAAGGCGAGTCCAGATTGTCTTGCCAGATATATTTAACCAATGAATTAAATAATGTGACGGTGAAATTAAGAAATAATGAACTTCTATAAAAATGTAATTGAACATAAAGGTAAACTTTTAATTCGTGGTGTTTTAAATGGAAAAGATTATAAGGATACAATAAATTTTGGTCCTACTCTCTACGCCCCAACAAAAGAACACTCCCAATATAAAACTTTACAAGGTCAGTACCTAAAACCTCTTGAATTTACCAGTATTAATGCTGCTCGTAGATTTCGTAGAGATGTAGCTACTGATAATTCTCCAGTTTATGGTCTTGAAAGATACCATTATCAATATATTGGTTCAGAATATCCCGAAGATATAAAATGGGAAAAAGAATATATTAAAATCTTCACACTTGATATAGAAACAACTTGTGAAAATGGATTTCCAGATGTAGAAAATCCTATTGAAGAGTTGTTATGTATTACAGTAAAAAATCAATCAAACAAATCCATCATTACCTGGGGTGTCGGTAAATTTACAACCGACCGTACAGATATAACTTATATTGAATGTAAGAATGAAAAACATTTAATAATGGAGTTTATGAAATTTTGGTTGAAGAATTATCCAGATGTTATTACAGGATGGAATACCAAGTTTTTTGATTTACCTTATTTAATGAATAGAATAAAATTTTTGGTTGGTGATAAAGTTGCTCAAAGAATGTCACCTTGGAGTTTAATTGACAAGTCAGAAATAGTTGTAAGAGGTAGACCACAAACTTATTATAAACTCCTTGGTATTTGTATGTTAGATTACCTTGATTTGTATAGATGGTTTATTCCAACAAGACAAGAAAGTTATAGATTAGATTTCATTGGAGAATTAGAACTTGGTCATGGTAAACATCCAAATCCTTATGAAACATTTAAAGAATTTTACGAACAAGATTTCCAAAAATTTGTAGATTATAATATTCAAGATGTGGAAATTGTTGACTCATTGGAAGATAAGTTAGGTTTAATTGACCTATCTTTGACCGTTGCATATGAATCCAAAGTAAACTATGATGACATATTTTCACAAGTTAGAGTTTGGGATACCTTGATTGCAAATCATTTGATGAAAAAGAATATTTGTGTACCACCTCGTGAAGAACATCAAAAGGATACCAAGTATGAAGGTGCTTATGTTAAAGACCCCGCTTTAGGAATGCATGATTGGATTGTTTCATTTGATATTAACTCACTATATCCACATATCATTATACAGTATAATATATCACCTGAAAAACTTATTGGTACATCACCTGAAAGTGTTAGTGTTAATAAAATGTTGAAAAAGAAGGTTGGATTAGACTTCCTAAAGACACAGGACGCTTGCCTTACACCAAATGGTGCAATGTTCAAGAGAGATAGTCAAGGCTTCTTACCTGAAATGATGGAGAGTATGTACAAGGACCGTATTGTTTTCAAGAAAAGAATGCTTAAGGCCAAAAAACAATATCAGAAGACTAAAACTCCTGAACTTAAAAAAGAAATTTCTAGGTGTAATAATATTCAATGGGCAAGGAAGATTGCTTTGAATTCGGCTTATGGTGCAGTTGGCAATCAATACTTTAGATATTATGATGTAAGACAGGCTGCTGGTATTACAACAGCAGGACAATTTATTATTAGGTTTATAGAAAGAAAGGTTAATGATTATTTAAACAGTATTTTAAATACAGAAAAGACGGATTATATTGTTGCGTCTGATACAGATTCAATTTATGTAAGATTTAAGGACCTTGTAGAACATACTTGTAAAGGTAAATCCAACGAACAAATTTTAAATTTTTTAGATAAGGTGTGTGAAAATAAATTAGAACCATTTATTGCAGAATGTTTTGATGAACTTGGTGATTATTCCAATGCATTTAAGAATGCTATGGTAATGAAACGAGAAGTTATTGCTGATAAGGGCATATGGGTTGCCAAGAAAAGATATATGTTAAATGTATTAGATGATGAAGGTGTTAGATTAGCACAACCAAAATTAAAACTTATGGGTATTGAAGCAGTAAAATCTTCTACACCACAAGTTTGTCGTGTTAAGATTAAAGAGGCGATTGAAGTAATTATGTCCAAAGAACAAACTGATTTACATAAATTGGTTGCAGAGTTTAGAAAAGAATTTATGAAATTGCCAGCAGAAGCTATTGCTTTTCCTAGAAGTTGTAATAATGTTAAGAAGTACCGTGACCATAGTAATATCTTTATCAAAGGTACACCAATCCATGTGAAAGGTGCTTTGATATACAATTATCAGATACAAAAATTAGGTTTAAAAAACAAATATCCTTTTATACAAGAAGGTGATAAGATTAAGTTTATTAAATTGGTGCCGGCAAATCCATTTAAGTTTGATGTGATAAGTTATATAACTTCATTACCACCTGAATTTAAACTACAAGATTATATTGATTATGAAACACAATTTGAAAAAACTTTTACTGACCCTATGAGATTTATTCTTGACGCAATAGGTTGGAAGTCAGAACCACAAGCAAATTTGGAGGCATTTTTTGGATAATCATATTAATTTAGAACCTGGTAAAAAATACGGTGTGGTATATGCAGACCCACCATGGCATTTTAAAGTAAGGTCGGATAAAGGTAAAGGTAGAAGTCCTGAAAATCATTATCCTCTTATGAGTTTAGATGAAATTTCTAAAATGAATGTACAATCTATATCATTACCTGATTCAGTTTTATTATTATGGGTATGTGACCCTATGTTAGACCAAGCATTTAAAGTTATTAAAGATTGGGGTTTCAATTACAAGACAGTTGGATTCACATGGGCAAAAACAAATAAAAATACATTAGGATTTTTTACTGGTTTAGGATATTGGACTAGAGGTAATCCTGAAATGTGTTTATTAGCTACAAGAGGTAGACCAAAAAGAAAATCAAAGGGTGTTAACCAATTAATTATATCACAAAGACAAAGGCATTCACAGAAACCTTTAATTCATAGAGATATAGAACAACTTGTGGATGGACCTTATATTGAATTGTTTGCTAGACAAAAACCAAAAGAAGGTTGGGACTATTGGGGGAATGAAGTATGATGGAATTAATAGGAGTAGGATTATTATTTACCTTGTTTATGGTAATAGTATTTGTAATACCAATATGGTTATTAATGAAATGGAATGATGAAGACCCTAAATAAAAACGAAGCACTACATTGTGCCAATATTTATAACGATTATTTTGGTCAGTTTACTAGAATAGACCAGTATATGCGTGACCAAAAGATGGCACAAATAGATACTATACCAACTCCACTTCCAGGTATGGGTCTGGATACGGAGATGTTTGACGATTTTACTATGTCGCCAGAAGATATGGATTTGGAAGTTATTGAACTAGGTAACCACACATGGGACACCTGTATTAATTTGATTTCAAGTCATAGTAATATGGTAAGTATTCCAGGTAAAGCATTAAAATTGGCCGTTAAAGAAAAGAATACAGGCAAGTATATTGGGTTTATAAGATTTGGTTCGCCAGTTATCAATATGAAACCTAGAAATATTTTATTAGGAAATATACCAGACTTACCAACATTTAATAAGACTGCCATTATGGGATTTGTAATAGTACCTACACAACCATTTGGTTTTAATTACCTAGGTGGTAAACTATTAGCAGCCTTATGTTGTTCACATGATGTTAGAAAAAAATTGAATGAAAAATATGATATGAATTTGGTGATGTTTGAAACAACAAGTTTATATGGTAACAGTAAACAAGCAAGTCAATATGATGGTATGAAACCTATGTTAAGATATAAAGGTTTAACTGATAGTGATTTTATACCTATGATACACGGCAAACCATTTAAAGATTTACAAAACTATGTTGAGAGTAGAACTGGACATTTAGTTAAAGAGGACGCCTCTAGTAGAAAATTAAAATTAACAAATGCAATTATAGGTTTAATCAAAAGGTCTATAGATGGTGATGATTTAACTGCCTTCAATACTACAATTACCAATGCGAAGAAGTTAACAGAACAAAAAAGATACTATGTATCTAACTATGGGATTGAGAATTATATAGATATAGTAAATGGTAAAACAGATAAGATTGTCCAAGCACCTAATTATGATAGGTTTACTGACAATGAACTGATAATATGGTGGAAAA